TTGATTGATAAACTCAAACCCTTCATTGAGGCCACGTTTTTGATAGTCAATGATCATGCCGTCCAAATACACCAAATGTTCGGGTTTGACGTAGATCCTCACACCTTTGTGATCGTAATGGGCCACACAGTGCTGCTGTCCCTGTTCTTGATCCACATACTCAAGGGTATAGGCCAGTCCCGAACAGCCAGTGGTACGCACACCTACATGGATGCCTAGTCCTCGACCACGCCGAGATATGGAACTTTTGATTTTTTCCGCGGCGATGTCAGTGACTGAGATCATGTTTTTTGCGGTAATCTTCTATGGCGGCCTTGATGGCATCCTCCGCCAAGATACTACAGTGGATTTTTACAGGCGGTAAGGCCAGTTCCTGTGCGATGGTGGTGTTACGGATTGTGGCGGCTTCGTCAAGTGTCTTGCCTTTGACCCACTCAGTGACAAGGCTTGAGCTGGCAATGGCCGAACCGCAGCCATAGGTCTTGAAACGGGCATCTGTGATGATATTTGTTTCTGGATCCACTTGGATCTGAAGTTTCATTACATCGCCCTCAGCCGCATGCCGGAGCACCAACCATACCGGTGCCGACATGCGCATCTCCTTTATCTAAACTCCCAACATTTCTGGGATTATTATAATGATCCAAAACTTTATCGCTATAGGCCATTGTTTTCTCCTGTTATAGCTTTCACAACATCAAGTGGTTGATATGTGTCCCACTTTTTTCTGTTGTCTTTACCCTTTATAAATTGTATATTATTCCTTCGTCCAAGTAAAGAGGGTTCTATACCTAAATCAAACCCTTGCTTATGAGGTATGATGTGATCAAGTTGCCAATCATCTGGACCTTTACCCCTCTCAGGAATCCACTCGCCTTGGTCTCTCATTTCTCTAAGAGTTCTATAAGTAGCGTGTCTTACCTTGCTTCTATACTTTCTCAATGGATCGGTGATAGGATTTTTCGGTCTTTGGTTATTTGCTTTGCCATCCTTGTTGGGATTGTCTTTTAACCATTTCTCTCTTTGTCTTTCATTTGGTATTCCTTTGTTCCAACCCCACCCCTTAGCAAGCCCAGCAAGATTCATTTTTGTTTGTTTAAATTCATCTGTCATCTTGAGACCTTTGTTCCAGGCCGAGTGACCCGGTCTGTTACGAGGATTTTTGCAAGGTTGTGAACAGTAATCGACTTTGCGAGGTACAGTCACAAATAACGACCCACAGTACAAACAGTTTTTTTGAATGCCATACTTGCTCATGCAAGTATTTATAGTAGGAGCACCAGCCTGTGCGATTACAAATCTCGTTTAGCGGCACGTTTGGCCATTGAATCCACAGTGGCACGAGCCTGATCCACGGTCATGGTGTCTGTGACAGCCTCTGCACCACGGAATACCACTGTGCCGGTGGCATCGTCACCTTCCACATTGGCTATCAAATTGTTCAAAGGCGGTTGTTGTATGAGAGTGCGGAGTTGATCAGCAGTGAGGCTGATGCCCATGCCATGTGCGAGATTTAGGAAGGTCTGGATGGAGATGGTTTTCTTGGCGTCAGTGTCTTGGGCACGACCCAGCATGAACTGGGCCAGGGCTGCCAGTTTGCCAGAATCAATTGAAGGTGTCTGTACTTCCGTAATACGCATTATCTGCGTTCACGACCCAGGCTGGCTGCGGGTGTTTCTGCTTCGGGTTCTTCTGCGGGCAGATTGGCATCTAAGCTGAGATCCGCATCCACTTCTGCAGATTGATCCGCGGCAGGCATCACATCACCAGCGGGCATGGCTGCGGCGTCGGCACCTGGAACCACTGGTGCTTGACCTGTGAGCACACCCTGTGCGGCTTCCACCTGTGCTTTGCCTGCTTGGATTGCTGCCAACAGCGTGGTCAGTGCAGCAGTGACATCGGCCTGGAACTGTGTGGCCTGTTCTACTCCGGTGTCGTTCTTGATGGCGTCAGTGAGTGCGGGAAGATCTTTGAACTGCATTTCTGATACATCTTCCAACATACCCTGCAGTTTGTCCACCATGTCTTGTGCGGCCATCACAACCTGGGCCTGCTGCACTTCGCTTTCAGACACCATGCGTTTTTTCTTGGCGGACTCTTTTTTCATGGCAGCGATGGCGGCCATGGTCTTGGTTTCTTCGGGATTAAGAGTCTGGCCGCTCTGGGCCTTTTTCATCATGGCCTGTGTCTTGGGATCGTTCATGTCCACGGCTATGGCCTGGGCATCCATCTCTGAGAGCCTGTGATTCAGGGCCTGCTCTAGCATGATCAGTCGGAGATAATCAGGATTGCGTTCGGAAAAATGCCGGCTCACAGAGGATTTGTATTCACGCAGTAGTCCGCGGACCCGGGTCAGCATGTGCCGTGCCTGGCTTTCGCCCAGGGTATCAAAACTCACACGGTTGCCCATGTGCGTGGCCAGTGTCTTAGCGACTTGATCGGTGGGACGGCGTGCGTCCAGTTCTTGCAGTTTCATTGTTGAATCCTCGTTGTTGCCAATATTTAGCCAGATTTACGCATTTGGTCAATCTCTCATCCACCTGCTGCAGCCGTGATTTTCTTGTGGCGATCTTGGCTTCAACACTTTCACGTAGATCTCGAGATCGTATGCGGGTATTGAGTGTGGAGCGAGCACGTATGTCTGCCGTCAGCAGCAGTTTTTGCTGCTCCAGTCGCATGATGTCGGTGCCGAGGTGATGCTGTTGATATTTGTCTGCTATGCACCAACTCAGAGCCGTAGGCACGGCAGAAAATTCTCCGCGATCATCGCCATGCTTGCTGACCCAGTAGTGGCCGTGCTTTGGATCTATGCGGTAGCAGCCAAAAACTATGAATCCTGCACTGTCGGGGATTATGATGTTGCGTTCTAAAGCCAACAGCTCCGGTTCGATCAACTGCTGTAGCCGGGCCAGGGCCTGGTGTTTTTTCATTTGATCACGTAGGTTGCTAGGAGATACCCAATCATGCCTACCAGCAGGGCTATGAATCCCAGTCCCCAGGCCATGATCTGATCTGTGCGTTTTTCTGCCATGGACTGCACCATGTCATGCACTTCTCTAATCACAGTGTTGAGATCCTGTATTTTTCCTTCTACCATTTCCAGTTTGTTCTCCAAGAAACGATAGCGTTCAGCACACAGTTCCACGTGGGCTTCTAGGCTCTTTTTTTCTATTTCCGTGGTGTCTGCCATGGCGGATCCTTTTGATAAGTTATTTATTGTGAACAGGTAAATGTGATGTTGCGGTCCACAATCAATGCGTCATCCACACCGGCATTTTCGGTCAGACCCGTGATCATGGGCACACCCACACAGTCCTGTTTGAGAGCACCCACAGCATCACCATCCGCGGCCAGGGCCCCGGGCTGTTCTACTGAAAATTCAAACTGCCACAGTCGCAGACCCTGCTGTTCGATGACCACAGGATCTGTGATGTCCGTGGGCAGGGCTCGCAGGCTCAACACTTGGTTGATGGTTTCCCAGTTGCGTTGCTGATTGCGGGCACGATTCCAGGCCTGATCAGAATCGATCTTCACACCCTGTGCAGTATCAAAAGGCACGCGATTCCTGTGGAAATTGTTGCGTACTCCAGTGGCCGTGATGTCAAACTGGGTGCGGCACGTGATCCGCTGGGTCATATGTTCAGGGCCACTGAAGTCATGTTGGCTGGCTGTATGCGGCAGTTGGCGGCTATGACGATGCGATCTCTATCACCGCGATACTGCACCGCGGAATGTGGCACCCAACTAGGGAAAACCACCATCATGCCGGCTTCGGCAGCCATGTCTATGCTGGTGTTGGCAGTGACCCAGGCTGTGCCCGCATCCAGGTACATGCTGTTGTTGGGATTGTAGAATCTGTTCACACCATTCTTGGTGGTCACATCTGTGTCGCCGGTTTCAAGATAGTAGATGGCCGACCAGGACGAGTTGGGATGAACATGCATGTCATGATAACCTCCATCCTGGGTGATATGGCACCATGATTCGTGTATCTCCACGGACACGTTCATGCCCTTGGGCCAATATCTGGCATTGGCAGCAGCAGCGGCTTGGAAGAAACAGTTCTTGACCCAGTGACTAAATGCCTCTACTGCAGGATCCGAGATAGTGACGAAATCAAATCCACTTTCGTACAAGCCTCGCTTGGCATCAGGTGCCACACCACTGGTGCGTTTGGCGGCCTGTTGTTCATAGCACACCCTGCGTAGGTCCGATCGATAACGGTCATGTTCGGCCCATTGGAAGTCATACATCAGCACGGGCCACAAAGGTAATGTTTGCATATGTGGGTATTTAATGGCCAAAAAAAAGCCCGGGCAAAAACCCGGGCTGTTTTTCTACTGCGTGATGGATTACGACAATGCCAGTTTGAAACCAACATTGGTGCTCTGCGAACCAGAAACGTCCACTGAGTTGGTTGTGCCATCTTCTTCAGTGACTGTGACTGTGCCGAGACCAGCGACCACGTTGCCGAGGTCTGTGGCGTTGGCGAAAGCACCCGAAGGATAGATACCATAAGAAATCTGGCCTGTCGTGGTGGCTTCTACCTGGTAGAAAGCGATGGTAGAAGTACGCTGGATCGCTGCATTGATAGTGTTGACAACACCAGGATTGAACACGCCTGTGCCGCCGCCGTTGGCATTACCCAACTGGTTGCGTAGGTCGATGGCCTGGTTTGATGCATTCTCAACGATCAATGCGATGAAGTCTAACTTGGGACCTGCCATCTGCACCAAGGCAGCTGACGAGATCTGAGCGGACTGAGGACCGTTGTTGATGTCTAGTGCAAATACTGGTTGCGAATCACCATTCGCGGGTGGGAAAAATGCCATTTTAAGTCTCCTTAGTAAGTGAGGCTCTGCCTCTGCACTTATTTACCAAATCTGACAAAAATGGCTGGCTCTAGGCTAGTTCTGGATTGTTTCGGGCGAAGTTTGCGGCTGAGAATCTCATGCGATCCACGAATTTCATGCCCTGGCCCACATAGCCTTCGTGGCCAGGTTCGTCGTTTACCGACGCTGAAACATCCTGTGCTTGTGCATCTAACTGACGCACTAGATCGTTCTTGAGTTGGCTCACTGCCAAGAACGCTTCAAACACAGCGGCCATGGCGGTTTTGTTCTGTGTGGCCCAGTCAAATATCCGCGGGGCCTTGGCCGGAGCCTGTTGTTGCACCCAGGTACCAAACCCTGCTATGAGGTCGTCATAACTGCCGGATCGCACACGGCTGTTCATGTACTGCTTGATCAACTGCGGGAGATCCGTGATCCTGCGATCTCTCAGCTCTTGCGGGTTGAACAGTTTATCAATGGCCCGACCATGCTGGGCTATGATATCTTGGATGATTTTCACTGTGCCCGAGTCCAACTTGATCTCGCCTGAAGTCCTCAGGCTGGGATCCAGGATCAACACGCCCGGGGCCGGCACGAGATCCGTGGCAGTGATGGGCTGTGCTGCAGCACCCGGTGCTGCCAACTGTGTGTGCACCACCACACTAACTTCGCTTTTACCAATCTGTTGCCCCAGTTCACTGTCTACGGGCACACGATATTTCACTGTGTTGGGCTGGAACTCATAGGCACCTTGCACCACCGGTGGACGGGCAGCATACAGCAGATCGCCCTGCACATAGCCACGGAAGTCCTGGGGCACTGTGCGTCTCAGCAGAGGGAATAATTTTTTGTAGATGGCCACCAACTCGCCGCGTTCACCACCTCGAGCAGCCATGATTTGTTCGATCTGCTCAGGTGATGTGGCCAGGCCATCATAGCCCTTGGCCAGGAATCCCGACTTGTCTGTGAGCACGAATTCGCCTGAGGGCTTGCGGCCAAATATGATGGCGGGCTTGCCGTCCCATTTCACCGTTGTAGTCTCGGGCTGCCGGGCCGCTGCCAAGATGCCCTGCAGAGCTTGTGTCAGTCCTCGGCTGCCGGCATCCAAGACTCGGTCTTCAGGATGCTCGATACGCACCCCTTCGGTGATGACCTGCATGCCCTGTACCATGATTCTGTCTCGCAGTCGGGCCATCCAGTTCACTTCGGTGTAGCCAATGTTTTCGTCTAGCGGTGTGCCTGCACGCTGCATGTGATCGCGGAAGTCGGCCAGTTTGGCATCACGTTTGGGATCTGTTTTTAACTGTGCCAGGATCTTTTCCACTGACCCAAGATCTTCTCGTGTGGCCCGGGGGTTCAGCAGCATCTGGGCGATCCGGTCAGGGTCGTCCGTGATCAGTTCATTGGTGGTTCGGTCCATGATACCGTCATTCTGATTGAGCTTGTAGCCCATGCTTTTGGCTAGAGAGTTCAGTAGCACGTTACGGGTGGCACCCTTGTATTCACTGTTGGGATCCTGCCGCA